AGCACCTTGGTTCCATCCGCTACCTTTACTGCTATGAAGTTTTTGCTGTTGGCAAATGCAGCTACTAAAGCAGCAGGCTCTCCATCTCCAACTGCGCCCTTTTTAAACTCCACCTTCTCGAATTCCGTAGTTCCTGCATAAATAACGCATTCTCTTTTTTCGGAATTCAAAAGGCTGTCTCTGATTGTCACACTGAAGGCTCTATCGCCTACATATTTTGCAGTGATTTTAACTGCATCAACGCCCACGGCTGCATCATCTTTCAGTGTGATTGTTGCTGCTGTTCCTCCTGCGCCAGCTCTTACGGCTTTTACTTTCCTACAGCCGCCTGCAAACATTTCAGTAATTGTATCAACGGTCAGCGCTGTTCCGAATACTGGAGCTACTGCGTTTGCTCCATCAAATTCTATGAGTTGATTAAGCGGGCCCCAGTTGGCTTTTACGACAGCAGCGCCTATGCCGTTGGTTGCACCAGCCGGCGGTGTTCCACCAGCGTTTTCATATCTGGTATAAACGCCTGGCCTGGCCTTGGTTTCTCCAATTGTGAATATTCCTGGCATACTACTTGACCTCCTTTGTCAAATATTTTGTTACGATTTTCTTTGCCTCTGTTTTCGTGGCTTTTTCGACGCCTGCCACGCGGAAGGCTGCTATAACGCATTCAGGCATTATCCCTTTCCCGATTACGGTTTCCACTGCTGCTGCGAGCTCTTCCACCGTGTATTCGGCTTCCTGGATTGTCGGTTCCTGGGAAGGGGCTTTCTTTGTACTTTCGCCCATAGATTAAACCTCCTTGTCGTTATTTCTATAGTTACTTTGTCTGCTGCCTATATGCCGTATTAATCGTGTGTGCGTATTTCGGTCTTCGCAGTATCCCAAAACGCACATTAAGCTGCAGCTGTCCTGTTGCCAAGTAATCTACCGCGCTGTCCGCCTTTATGCTCCTGATAAACATTGGCGAGGTGTCCAGCATGGTGACTTCTCCCTTACATGACAGCGTGTCTATGATGTATTTCAGCCATTTAAGCCTTGCTTCTGCTGTAGGTGCGAAGATATGGCCGGC